TCAACATGGCGATACCGGGGCTACAGTGATAGCCGTGTTCACATCGATAACGCCATTTGTATATTTAACGACTGGCGTCGCCTGATTTGAGTAAATGCATCGAGAGTTGTTCTGTGCAAAAGCTCCGGGAATCGCAGTAATGCTGGCTGCGGCCGCCACCAACAATAATGTTTTCATTATTAACCTCCTGAAAAGTGCGCTTTAGGATTTCACACTTTTCATATGAGTCAAGTCTGTCTAAAAATGCTTTTAATTTCCGCGCTCTATTAACCACTCGTCAAACCCTCGTCGGAGAGACCCTCGCATCCGCCTGAAGGATGCCGCGCATGACCCTTGATGAGGCGGAAAGCTGAAAGGTGCGGCCGGCACGCCCAAACGCACCAAGCTGATAGAACGAGACCACCGCCCCGCGTTGTCCGACCCGTCCGAGGCTCGCAACCCGGGGCCCGGCCCAGGTTGCACCCCCATCGTCAGACCACTTGAGCATGACCTTTGGATCAGCCGCATCGGCGTCACTGCCCGTGAGACCCACACCGGTGATCGCATCCACGGCCAGTTCATGCACGATGCCGCCGCCGGGGAAGCCTGAAATGGGCGCGGATTGGCACAGGAACACATAAGGCACGCCGCTTTCCGTGTAAGCAGCGTCGTCGACAAGGTGCAGGCCACTGTCGGCGAGGCTGCCCACCATGACCTTCCCGTTAAAGGTCTCGAAGCCGCGCGCGAACCAGCCGTCGCGTCCGCCAGACTGCCGCTCGTGCCACAACCCGGTGGCGAGGTCGAGTTCCCACGTCCAGTAGGGCGATGTGATCGCGTAGAAGTCGTGGCCGTTGAAGTGGGTTCGCACGGCGAACAGCCCGCGCCGCTCCGCAAAGGGCAGTCTCCCAATTGCCCGCTCGACCGCGTGGGTGGAGACGCGCTGCGGTTCGCTTCCCCGCGCCTGCCGGACCATGCCTGTGTGATCCACCCACAATAAGCTGTCGCCCACGGTGGCCACGGTCTGTTCTGCGATACAGCCGATATCGATGTCCGCGCGGATGCGAGCGAACGCGAAGGGGGTTGTCCCTGCGTTTTCCCAGATTTCGAGGCTCGTCTCGCCCAACGCAAACAAGGCCCCGCGGTGGGCCGCGATGCGGCGCAGGCCGTCGGAGCGGCTTTGGGCCGTGGCGAAGGCGAGCGCGTTCACGGTACCCGCGTCGTTCAGCGCCGAATGGAAGATGCGTCCATCGGGGATCGAGAACACGAAATATCCGTCAAGGAATGTGACGCTGTTCGGCTGCGGCAGGTTGGCGATGGCTGCTTTGGCAACGGTCAGCGTGCCGGTGTTGAGAACGTAATACCCGTCCTCGGCCACGACGCCGACCTTCGGCGGCACTTCCTGGTTTGCCGCCATGATCACAGGTGCCGTTCCGCCGATGGTGCCTGCAATGGCGGTGGCATTGCCCGCATCATCGAACAGCGCCGCCTTCGTGCCGCCGACCGCGACCAGACCCTTGCCATACACGTAGAGAAGACCCCGGCATGGCCCATCGAGTGGGCTTGTGCCCTGGTCGAAGCGCACCGTGCCCGGCGTGGCATACACCGGGATCGGTGTCTTCCCGCCTTGCCCGATGCTTTCCGTATATCCGTTTACGAGCCGCTGGCTGGACGCAAACCCCGACTTGTCCGGGTTCGATGTGTGCCCGAAGTCGATAGGAGGCATAAGGGTGCTCCTGCAAACGGCTGGAGAGAACCGCGTGTGTTGGTGCGGCATTCCCCGTCTGCTAGATTTTCATTATGGACAGCTTGCCGAAGACGAAGTTCACCGTGGACGAGTTCCTGGCGTGGGTTGAGGAGTTTCCAGGCCGATACGAGCTCGAGGACGGCCAAGTCTACGGCATGGCACCGCAGCGTTTGGGCCACGCCACAACCAAGTTTAAGGTGCAGGCCGCGCTTCTGACCGCGATTCGCAAGGCAGGTTTGCCATGCCACATGGTGCCTGACGGAGCCACAGTGCGCATCTCCCAAACCAGTGCCTACGAACCCGATGCGCTTGTGTACTGCGGGCAAGAACGGCCAGCCGACGATTTGGAAGTGCCAGATCCCGTAATCGTGGTCGAGGTGTTGTCGCCCGGAAGCCGGTATCTGGATAGCGGGGCTAAGCTCGGCGGCTACTTTCAGGTGCCGTCCGTGGCGCACTACCTGATCGTGGATACCCCAAAACGCCTTGTCATCCATCACGCGCGCGACGGCAGCGGCACCATTGCCACCCGCGTGGTGAGCGAGGGCACGGTGCAACTCAACCCGCCGGGATTAACGCTGCCGATCGAGGCCTGCTTTTCGTTTGTCTGAGCGGCGTAATGATTAGTTGCGAGAGGCACCTCCCGGGCGTCGTACGCAAACCGCTGCGATCAACCTACAAGCTCCGATACCGCTGACTGGGCATGCGGGTTAGCCCGGCGTCGCTCGCTGCATCTGGCGGGGTGACATAGCGAGAAAGCAACGCAGCCCACGCTTTGCGCGCATCCACTTGCACCTGCCCCGGCGGCTCCATCCCGCTTTGCGATGCAAGCTGCACCGCCAGCATCGCTTTGACACCCTGTATATGCTGTGCTCCGAGCGGGAACATATCGTTGAGATCGAGCCCCGCCGCGATGCCTGTCTCAACTCCGTGCGCCTGCCATGAGGTGACGAGGTCGTTCAGCGCGGCAAGGCCAGCTGCAGCGCGGTCGGGGTCGAGGTTTTGGCCGAGGGGCAGCAGGGCCAGGCGCGCATATGCGCCCTGCACCACATCGCGGACGGTGGCCGCCACCTAGGCGGACCCCTTCATCAGGCCGAGCGCCACAAGCGTGGCCCGCATCTCGTTCACGAGCGCGATCAGTTGGGTCGCCTGCGTCTGGCTGAACCCCCACGGCGACGAGCTTGTCGGGGCAGTCGTGTCCACGGCGGCCTGGGCCGCTCCGCTTCTCTGCTTGATGGGGCTCGCATTATAGAAGGAGATGAGGTCGGCTGCATTCTGGCCGAGAACGGTGCCGTCCGGGTTGCCGTCAGAAAGCTGGCGTACGGGCATTGGGGGTGTCCTTTGCGGGAAGGTGTGAGGTGAACCGCTCTTGGGCGCCGTGTCCGCTTTTTTCTCGCCACCCAGCGAAGGCGCGGGTCTATGCCACACACACGACCGTGGGCATGTGTGATGTGGATTCCCGCTTTCGCGGGAATGACGAGAAGAGAGCGCGAATAGCGAAACAAGAACGGCTGTGCTGAGAGGCAAAGCTGTACTGCGAAGGAGAGTAGGCCTTAGCCGGTTGAGCCGGACAGGCGGGTGGCGAGATCAGGGTAGATGGCCTTGACGCCATACAGGATGTCGAGGCGCCAGACGTTCACGTCATTGATGATGTCGTAATCGCAGATCACGCGGATGGAGAGGCCGTTGTAGCTCTGCCGCGCTTTCTTGACGGCACCTTCCGGCAGTTCCATCGGCACCATGCAGAGCGCGAACGCGTTCTCGTGGAATACGAGGTTCTGCGGATAGGCGGTCGACGCCGTTCCCATCACCGTGATCGCGGCTCCCGCGGATGGCGCGGCCGTAACCGTCTGATATTGGCCCGAAGTGATGATGGCGGGGGAGATCGTCACCGCATCGCCGGTGCCGGTAGCAGTGACGCGGTTCGCCACCACGAACTGCTGGAGATACGGCATCACCTGCTTCGTGACCGGGTTCACATCAAAGACGTTCGCGATGGAGATCACGTCGCCGGCGTTCAGCACGGAGCCTGCCGACAGGCCATCGATCTTGATTGTTGACTGGTTCGTGTCCTTGGCCGTGGCGTAATCTGTCGCTCCCGACGAATTGGCCTGGCTCGAGATGACTGGCGTGCCGCCGAAGTTCCCGACCGTATGCGAGATCACGTTCTGGGAGGCGTAGCAGTCTGTATTCCCGACCATCGGCAGCTTGGACTTCTCCAGCGCCGTTTTCGCGATGTCGGAGGTGTAAAGTCCGGTGAAGCTGGATGCCATGCCGTAGAAGTCTGCGGGCGACAGGCATGCCGTTCGCGGGCCGGGAACGCTCATTTCATCCAGCCGGAGAGGGGCCTTGATGAAGGACTTGTAGCCGGACAGCGTTTGTCCCGGCGTCCCGACCCAATTCCACACGGTCTTGTACAGCGACAGAATGTCGAGATCGACCTGGTTCGCCAACGCGATCATGGGATGTTTCAGATAGCGCTCGGCGAAGCGGTCGATGGTCAGCGTGAGGTCTTTGGTGGGAAAGCGCAGGTCGACGCCGCGCTGCGTGTCCACCACGATCTGCACCTTGCCCTCGGTCGCATCCTGCACCTGGGCTACGGCGCCCGTACGCAAGGCATACTTCACCGGTTTGCGCACCGTGATGGTGTCCCCGATCTTGGCCTCACCGAACTCGCCTTCGAAGGCGCGGTGCACCGTCTTCGCCGCAACCAGGTTGTTGTCGAGCTGAAGCAGCCCCTCCTTTGCAATGAGGGAGGGTGTAAGCAGGGTCGAGGCCATAAGGCGGTCTCCTTGGAACGTGATGTGGGTAAGCTAAGTTGACGGTCAAACCGCCGGATAAAGCGGAAAAGCGTGAGTAAATGCTTCGATCAGAAATCGTTTAACTGAGGCGTATCTATTAGTATTCACAGATAAGCTCGTGTTGACTATTGAATAACTTCAGGAACGATGTTGCCTCTGTTGGATTGATCTTTATGCAAAGGAGGAGAATCATGAAAATAACCTCACTACTCTTGGCCGCCAGCCTGTCGGCCACGCCTGCGCTGGCGCAAACCGGAACCGGGTCAGGAACGGGCACGACCGGCGGCGTCCGCTCGCCGGGTGCCGCAGTCTCAGACCCGCTCGGCACCCGTTCCACCCCTCGCAGCCCGAACGACCCAAAGCAGGCCGGTACGGTCGGAGTTCAGGGCGGAGGCGGCAGCGTTGACGATCGCGGCAACTCCATCGGCTCGGGCTCAAGCGGCGGCATCAGTTCCGGAGGCGGTTCCGGAGCGGGTGGCGGCGGCTCCGGTGCCGGAGGTGGAGGCGGCTCCGGTGGCGGCGGCGGCGGCGGCCGATAGCGCCTAAAGCAAACGAGGGCACGCTTCTCCGCGAGCTGCTTCGGGAATGTTATCGGGAGGGCTGACCGTATTTCTTGTTACTGTCAGCCACCTGCGTGTATCCGAGGTCCGCATCGGGCATCACACCGGCTCTCGGGTCACCGGTCACCACGCCGAGGCCCAGAGCAGACTCGCCGCAGACTAATATCCCCTCGCGCGGCGGTACTGCTCAAAGTCCATATCATCAAGGCGTCTGCCGCCCGGGCTCCCACTGCCTTTTAACGGACCGAGCGGCTCGGGCGCTCTGCTGACCGCCGACGGCGACCCCGCGACGCGGCTTTCCAGCCGGGCTATGGCTGTTGCCTGGGACACCGGGGGCAGGGCCGCGATGCGGGCGGCCTCAGACGGGTTTTTCCCCAGCCAGTAGGCAATCTCGGCCCCTTTCTTCGACTCGCGGATCGCATCCGCCATCACAGGCGTAACCGGCAGGTTCGGGTTGTGCGCGACCTGGTCAAAATCCGGTGCCTTCGCCCGGAACGCCGCTGTTGCCTCTGCCCAGGCCGCTTCAGCCGCTCTCGCAGCCGCCTCATGGGCTTGCGCCGCCTGCCGTGCGAACAGATCCGCGCCCGCCTCCCGGACGGCGTGCCCGGCGACGGCGCGCGTGTAGTCTTCGGGTTTCGCGAACTCGGACGCCGACGGTGCGCTGGCGGCTTTCCGCAGCGCGGCCGCTTCCGCAATGCTTCGCTGCGCCAGCAATTCCGCTGCCTGCTTCTCGCGGATCAGCTCGTCCAAGCGGGAGGTTTGCGTAGTTGAGGGCTGTGACCCGCTCGCCGCATCAGCGGTGTCGATGGGGGCCGCGGTGTCCGAATGGTCTTCCATGGCTGCTCCTGAAATGACGGTGGAGAAACTGGCGACGAGTGGCACTGACAACGGGGTCGCGGGTTGCGTCGCATAAGCTTTGCAGAAGGAGATATGCCGTGGCTGACGAGACCCCTTTGGCTGGCGCCTCGCGCCGGGTGATCCTCGGAGCCGCTTTTGGCACGCTTGCCGCCGGGACGATCTCGAAGAGCTTTGCTCAAACGCCCGCGCCCGGAAAACCCACGTATGACCTGCCGCCACTGCCCTATGACCACGCCGCACTCGAACCCGTGATCGACCGCGAGACCATGGAGCTGCATCATTCGAAGCATCACAAGGCCTACGTGGACGAACTGAACAGGGTGCTGACGGACCAGACCGCTCTCCAGGGCAAAAGCATCGAGGAGCTGTTGCGCAATCTGCAGGCGGTGCCGGACGGCATCCGCATGGCGGTGCGCAACAACGGCGGCGGTCACGCCAATCATCAGCTGTTTTGGAAAATCATGACACCGGGCGGTTCGCCGATGCCGGAGAACCTCAAGGCGCAGATCGACACGGATTTCGGGGGCCTCGATAAGTTCAAGGCCGCGTTCGAGGAGGCGGGCCTGAAACAGTTCGGCTCAGGCTGGGTGTTCCTGGTGTTCGACAAGAAAGCAAACAAGCTCGCGATCCTGACACTGCCCAACCAGGACAGCGTGCTTTTCCTGGACGACAAGCCGGCGATTCTCGCCAACGACCTCTGGGAACACGCCTATTATCTGAAGCACCGCAACCGCCGCGCCGACTACCTCAAAGGCTGGTGGGGCGTCACCCACTGGCAGTATGCCGGGGAGCGGCTACAGGGCATCAAGGACGGTAAGATGCAGCTTTGACGCGTTCCGGGCCTCGATCAGAGCGACATCCGCTTTTGAACAGTCGGTGTCAGGGAACGTGAAGCGGTTAAGCGAAGAAGTCCGAAACCTGAACCGCGATACCGGGTGGATCGAGCCTCATCACGCCGAGGCGGGCTTCATATCCGTAATGTACATCACCCAAAGTCGGTTGTGTGGATCGCAATCTGGGCGCAAGGTCCGCGACGACTGACCACGGAAAGCACATGGCCGCGCTCACCCTCTTTGCAACCAAGTTCCCAGACGGTCTTCGCCGGAAACTCGAAAATTACGTGACGCTCATCGGCCCGCTCCATGGCGCGGACGGCGATATGGACGCCAATTGTGCAATGCGGGACGTGCGGATCCTGATTACGATGGGCGTCTTGAAGACAGATGCGGCAGTCATGGATGCTCTGCCGCAACTGGGTCTGATCTGTTGTTATGGCACGGGGTACGAAGGCGTAGACTTGGCAGCTGCCGCCAAGCGTGGGATCTTGGTCACCCACAGTCCCGGCGCCAATGCCTCGTCCGTCGCTGACCATGCGATGGGGCTTCTTCTCGCCGTCGTCCGTAACACCCGCGTCGCCGACAACTTCGTGCGGGCAGGCAGATGGCGCGCCAACGAGGCCGCGCGTTTGCCGCTGGTGCGTGGCTTGACCGGACGCCGCATGGGCATCTTCGGTTTCGGCGAGATCGGCCGCAAAATTGCCCAGCGCGCGACCGCGTTCGACATGCAGGTGGCATATCATTCCCGCGCGCCAAAGGATGGCCTGCCTTACGCGTTTCATCCTACGCTGCAGTCGCTCGCGGATTGGGCCGATGTCCTGATGGTCGCAGCGCGCGCAGATTCCTCCAATCGTCACGCGGTCGGCGAAGCGGTGCTCAAAGCGCTGGGGCCGCAAGGTGTGGTTGTTAACATCGCGAGAGGATCACTGATCGACGAAGCGGCCCTGATCGCCCTCTTGACATCCGGTGACCTCGGGGGCGCCGGTCTCGATGTTTTCGAGAATGAACCTGCGGTGCCGGAGGCCTTACGACAATGTCCGAACGTCGTTTTAACCCCTCACATCGCTGGCGGAACGCATGAAGCGCATGAGATGATGCAGGAGATGGTTGCGGCCAACGTCCGCGCATTCCTAGCGGGTCAGCCTTTGCCTACGGTTGTCCCGGAGCTCGCTCGATAGCGTTTGCATGGTGCGGATGCACCTCCGCCTGTGCCTTCACGGCTTCCGCATTTGCCCGAACGGCATCCGCGACTGCTTTCGCGGCCTGACTTTCCGCCTTACTTAGCTCGGCTTGGGCCAACGCCTCGCGATAGGCAGCTTCGCGCAAAGCCATTGCCTCGGCCCCCTGCTTTTCGCCAGCGCCCACAACATCCCGGGGCAATAGACGCTCGAGCCGGTCCGCAATCTCATCCGCGCCCGGCCAATCCATGTTGCGGGCGACGAGATCGCCGATCACGCCTGCCGCCTGCGGCACCGCCTGGATGAACTCGATCATGCTGCTGGCCGTTTCCGCCCGACGGGTTGCGTACGCCGGGCCGATCTTAACGCGAACGTCATACACGCCCTGGCTCAGGTCGTTGAGCAGGATGCGTTTGCCGTCCGCATCCATCAGCGGCACGTTGATGGCAACGGCAGCATGTTCCCCGTCCTCGCCCGCGATGCGGATGGTGCGTTCGGTGTCGTAAATCTTCGGCACGAGGTCCAGCAGCGCCGCGCCGAGATGGTGCAGCGTGGCCAGCAGGTTGTCCTGATAGTGCAGCGTGGTCGCGTCACCCTGGCTTTCGCGAGCGCGGATGGCGACGCCGGAAATCTCATTGGAGCGGGCGCCAAGTGCCGCATCGTAGACGCCGGTCGTTGCCTTCATCTCGTCGGATGCGATCGCGCTTTCCTGCACCAGTGCCTGCGGGATGTCCGGTGGAGGTTCCCGCATAGGGCGATTGCCTGGCGCGTCCGGATCCGGTTCATAGAGGAGGTAAGGCCGTGCGACAGTATTCTGCGTGTCCCACTGGCCCTTGAACTTCGCGATCATTGCAGGTGTCGCCAGGAATGGCGCGCGGGGGGCAAGCGCAATGGTTTCTGCCGCTGCTGACCGCCAGAAGTTATAGAGCTGCTGCGGGTCCCGGCCGAAGCGGATGAGACCGTGGCGCACCGTCTTCGTTTCGAGCGCCACCTCCGAGCCGATGACGGGGAAAATGGGAATGTGTCTCCCAGCCCAGGGGCTTGGCCCTTCCAGGACCTCGCTGCCGCCAAGGAGGTAGCGCTCCACCCGGTAAGACTTCACCTTTCGGATCGCAGTGATGGCAAGTGCAGCGCGTTCGCCTTTGCCGAGGTCGGTAATGTCGACGACGGCGCCGGAGGTGAGCCGAGCCATGGTTCGCGTATCGGCCCGCTTGACCCAGTATTCGCACACCCGCACCGCATCGCGGCTCGACCAGAACAGCCCGCTATCGGCGTTCGCATCCTTCGGCATGTCGAAGTCAGCCGTGGAGGCGTCAGGGAAGCGGCGTTCGAAGGTTTTGCGATCGATCAACTCGGACACGAAGCAGAATTCGGCATCCGAGCGTGTGGGCTCAACCGCAGCTGGATCCCAGAAAACCGACAGCGGATGCTGGATCCGCTTGATCAGCACGTCCTGGTCGAAGCCGGTTTCATCCACATAGTCGGTCGTCAGGCGGAAATGCCCGATGCCGCAGGCAACCGCGTAATGCACCGCGTGCGCAAACACATGGGTCGCGTTGGATCTGTGCTGGATGTGCCGGAGCAGCCCCGTGTAGACGTCTGCCAGCTCCCTGGTGGCCTCGCCTCCTGCCGGGATGACGCGAATGGCAGGCGGGTTCTGCCGCACCGTGTTGGCCACCCGATGCACGAACTGCGGCAGGCGGTTGATGGTGAGGCAGGGCCGGTTCTGAGCCTCCCGCGCCTGGCGCACCGAGTGCGGCCACTGATCCCCGGCCAAAAATTTCAGATCGACAAATGCGTCCTCGCGATTCTCGCGATCCTGGGCGAACGCCGCGTCCAAGCGCTCGCGCGCCTCCTGCATAACGTCGATATCGGACACGGGCTGCCTCAAGGTGGATCGGGAAATGGGACGAGATGGACAGGGGCCGGTGCGTGGCCTATGCTTCGGCCTATGCCAAAGGATACGGGAAGTGAGACACGGGAGCGTAAGGTCAAGCTGTTTCGGAACGGCCGCAATCAGGCTGTGCGCATTCCCCGCGGATTCGAACTGCCCGGAGAGGATGCCATCATGCGGAAGGAAGGGGGCCGGCTTGTTATTGAACCCGCCCGTTCGCTAACGGCTCTGCTTGATTACCTTGCGACGTTAGAGCCGTTAGGGCCTGAAGATCAGTTTCCTGAAATAGAAGATCATCCGGCCGAGCCTGTTGATTTTTAGCATGTATCTCCTGGATACAAACATCATCTCAGACCTCGTTCACAACCCCGAAGGCCGAACAGCGGATAGGCTCTCTAAGCTTAAGTTCACCAGCGTCGTTACAAGCACTATTGTTGTCGCCGAAATCGAATATGGACTTGCAAAAAAGTCATCACCCAAACTGACAGCGCGAACGAGAAGTATAATCCGCAGGCTAAATATCGTCTCCTTCGAGCCTCCAGCCGATGTCATTTACGGTGAAATCCGGGCGCACCTCGAACGGAAAGGGAGTATTATAGGAGGCGTCGATCTTTTTATCGCCGCTCATAGCCTGGCGCTCGAGGCGATACTCGTCACGGCGAATGAGCGCGAGTTTTCAAAAGTGCCGGACTTGATTGTCGAGAACTGGCTGCGCTAGATTTCTTACTCAAATATAAAAATAATCCCTAACTCCGGCCTGGTAACCGGAATGAAAACATTTAAAGCCAAGCTTACGCATCGGATCGAACCTTTCGAGTTTTTCCATGCGCAAATGTCTTGTCGTTCCCTTAAGCTTACTTGCCTCGTACGCTTTTTCACTCGTGCTGGGTGAGCCCGTTCAGGCCCGCAGCAACGATGTCTACACGCTCGAATTTCGCAGCCGCGCGAACCAGGATTTCGGCCATAACTTCGTCATCCTGCGACACACGCGCGGCAACCGTCTTGTTCACAAACATATGGCGGGGTTTGACGCGGTCTCACACGACTCCTTCCTCGCCAAGGTTGTCGGCGCGCCGGGGCGTGTGTTTATCGAGCGCCGCGATCTGACCGCGCCCGTGCTCAAGCGTTATCGCGTGCGCGTGTCTGGCAGTGACTACCGCCGGGCGCTTCGGACCGTGAACGCGCTGAGGCGCAATCCTCCGGTGTTCAGCTACGTTTACTCCAACTGCAACACGTTTATCGGCGACGTGGCCCGCTCCGCGAACCTGGAAACGCCGCTGTGGGACATGCAGTTTGCCGACGACTACGTGAATGGGCTGAAGATCATGAACGCCGGCCGCCATCGCCCCCTTCGCGTCGCGTACAAGCATAGACGCGCCTATAAGGTCCGGCGCACGGTCTAGCCTACAACAGCCATCCATTGTTTGCGGCCGCGTCGTCGTCCCACGGCGCGGCCGCGTCGGCTCTCCGCGTCATGCGCGGAAACAGGTCGGACAGCGCCCACACCAGGGCATCCGCCCGGTCTGCTGCGCCGTCGCCTTCGACGCCGAAAGGTGTAAACTGTACCAGCTGATCTTCCAGTGCCGCGAAGGCCCCGACATGGCGAACGCGGCCCTGTTCATAAAGCGCGGCAATCGGCTCGGCCCGCGTGGTTTTCCCCGTGGATGCCCGGACCAGCCTGAGCGGCAAACCGGACCGTTCCGCGCGCAGCACGGTTTCCACCATGGCCCCGCCCTGGTTGATCTCGGCCACGATGGCATGGGCCCCATACCGGTCGAAGGCGGCGATGGCCTTGCGCGCCCATCCCGCGGGGGATAAGCGGCAAGAGAGGTCGTCGAGCACATACGCAAAGCCATCCTCGCCGAGGGCTGCGACGCCGATACCTGTCTCTGACGACCGGTCCGCTTCCGCACTCGCTTTCGCAGCCGGGTCGATCCCGATCACAACCCGTGTCAAGGCCGGCATATCGGCCTGACCGATCCGGCAGGCATCAAGCATCGCCCGCGTCCACAAAGCGCCGGGCACGTCATCGATCAGTTCCGCGTCTAGTTCCTGGCGGCCGAGACGCGTGCCTTCGTATCGCTTCACGATGCTGGCGAAGAACTTGTCTGCCAAATGGGCCCGGTTGTCATAGGTGCTGCTCCGGGTGACAGCGACGCCTTTGCCCTCCTGGTTGAGAAGCTGCTTCAGAAGCGGTACGGGCCGCGGCGTGGTTGTTACGACCTGCTGCGGGTTTGCCCCGAGCCGCAGCCCAAACTGCAGCATGTCCCACGTTTCCTGCGCATATCGCCATTTCGCAAGTTCGTCGCACCACGCCGCTTCATGTTGGGGGCCGCGCAACTGGTCGGGTTCGGTCGCGTTGAACAGCATCGCGACGGCGCCATTCGGCCACGTCAGCATCCGTTTCGATGGCTCGTATTTCGGCCTGAAGGCTGCCGCATGCACCGATAACACGCCGCTTGGGCCGTTCACCATGACATGGCGCACATCCGCGGCGGTTTCTCCCACCAGCGCCACACGTCCAAATCGTCCCCCAGCCAAAGGCGTGCGGCCACAGACGTTGACGCGCAGCCACTCGGAGGCCGAACGCGTTTTTCCCGCGCCGCGTCCGCCGAGGTAAAGCCAGGTATGCCAATCCCCGGGCGGGGGAAACTGCTGCGGGCGGCCCCAGAAACGCCAGTCGCGCTCCAGAAACTCAAGCTCGGATTTCGACAGGCTCGCGAGAAACCTCTGCCGCTCCGCCGGCGTCCGCGATGCGAGCGAGCTTGCGTTCAAGGCTGGCACGCATCGCCTCCTCATCTACCGGTTGGGAAGCGGCAGGCGTCGGCCGCAGGCTGTGCCGCTCCTTCTCGTCGCGGAAACGCGCCCCGAAACGATGCCGCATCTGAAGGGCCCAGCTGGACGCGTTCCAGGTCTTGTCGAACTGACCCATCCGTCCCTTCGCCATCCACCACGCGTACTCGAAATCCTTGGCGATGCGCATGGCTTCGCGAAACTCGGGATGGGCCCTTGTCCAAGCCCGCAGCGTCTTGGTGCAGATACCAAGCGCAGCCGCAAGTTCTGCACGGCTGCAGCCTTGCGACGCCAGCTCAAGCACACGATCACACGCATCGCTCGTGTAAAGCGTGGGGCGTCCGCGAGTACGTAACAGAACAGGGTCCATCCGCACCTTCGGCTGGCAAGCAGCAGCGTCGGTAATGACTGCCGTGAACACAATTTCGAGGATGATGTTTTGTAGGGGATGTCACCGTTGCAAGTCAAAACGGGAGTCGCCTGCTTTATGATCAGCGCTAAGAAACTGTTACCCTGCCTTCGTTTTGTGAGCCTGCACTTCGCGTCCAGATCAGACCGTCGACAGCGTCGAGGCTGTCGGCAAGGCTTTCATACTCCTCGCGCAGCAGCTGGCAGATCGTAAAATGCCGGTTGAGGTCATACAGCCATGACCCGTCTTGCCCACGCTTGACCTCGGCGAGCCTCGCCGTACGCAGGCTGGATATCACCGCGAGCCTGCCTTTGAGGCTGGTATCGCTGGCGTTCTGCAAGCTTATCCCAAGCAGCTGCCCTAGCATCTCGGCGCGTTTTGTCACGGCGGTCTCAGTCATCGCTCACCTCATGTTGAGTGAAGGCCGCCCCTACCCAGAAACGCCTTAACAAGGTGCAAACGCAGCCCGCCTTGGGGCAAGTGCTCTAGACGTGAGCAATTTTGCAATTTTTTGCGTCGAAAGACGTAGAAACGGGGGTTTGACCGGGAACTTTTGCGCAGTCTGCGTCTTTGACTGCAGGGTTGTATACGAGGACTTGGGTTTAGGAGGCCGTTCGCGGAAAGGAGAAATATAGCGGCGTCTCAGCTCGAAGTTCCCACCGGAAGACACCTCCCAGAACAGGTCACCGCATTTATTAGCTTACATTGCCTGCACGTTTACTCGTTCAACTCCTGTCGTTAGACATACCTGAAAGAAAGATCCATGAACACCGTCAACACTGCCCAAAACAGTGAAAGGCTTCTCCTGTGCTTCTCGCAGCTCCGGTGGGGCTTTGTCTTTCAGCGGCCACAACATCTCATGACCCGCGCGGCGCAGACCTACAAAGTCGTATTCTGGGAAGAACCTGTCTTTGAAGGGGACACCGCACCTCATCTTGCTTCGTATCCGCAAGATTGCGGGGTGCTGGTGGTCTGCCCCCGCTTTGCAGCGGACTTCCCTCGCGAACAGGTCAACGCAAACCTGCGTGCGATGCTCGACCGTTTTCTTGCGGAAACTTCCGCTCGCCCTGCCATCTCCTGGTACATCACCCCTGCCATGCTGCCGTTCTCGCAACACGTGAAGGCAGACGTGGTCGTGTACGACAACATGGACGAGCTGTCCGCGTTCGCGAATGCGCCCAAGGAACTGCTTCATCTGGAGAAGCAACTTTTGCGCAAGGCTGACGTGGTTTTTACCGGCGGCATGAGTATCTACGAAGCCAAGCGTAACAGGCACGCCAACATTCACCCCTTCCCTAGCAGCATCGACAAAAATCATTTCGGCAAGGCGCGTTCCAAGTCTGCCGATGAGCCCAAAGATCAAGCCGGCATTGCGGGGCCGCGCGTGGGATGGTTTGGGGTCATCGACGAGCGGTTCGACAGCAAGCTGCTTGGCGATCTTGCAGCACGCCGACCCGATTGGCAGTTCGTGATGCTTGGCCCTGTCGTGAAAATCGACCCGGCGACGTTACCGCAAGCGTCCAACATACACTGGCTTGGGGGCAAGGATTACAAAGAGTTGCCCCAATACATGGCAGGGTGGGACGCGGGGATCATTCCCTTCGCCATCAACGATTCGACGCGCTTCATCAGCCCGACAAAAACTCCGGAGTATCTCTCCGCTGGCCTGCCGGTGGTTGCGACGCCGATCAAGGACATCGTTCGCCCCTATGGCGAGCGCGGCCTCGTCGAGATCGTATCGACGGCGCGAGAGGCCGAAACGGCGCTGAATTTCGTCTTGTCCATGCCGCGAGCCCCCTGGCTGGCTCAAGTGGACCAGTTTTTGAGCGACATGTCCTGGGACAACACATGGTCTGCGATGTGCGGTCAGATCGAAGCTTGCAAGGTGGGCACGGTTGTTGAAACGGCCCCTGTCGTGGAGGCAGCATAATGGTCGATTGGCTGATTGTCGGCGCAGGTTTCGCGGGAAGCGTACTCGCAGAGCGTATCGCGTCCCAGCGGGGCGAGAAGGTGCTGGTCATTGACCGGCGCCCCCACATCGCGGGCAACGCCTACGACCGGTATGACGATGCTGGCATCCTGATGCATCAGTATGGCCCGCATATCTTTCATACCAACTCGGAGCGCATCTTCGAGTATCTGTCTCAGTTCACGCAATGGCGCGCCTACGAACACCGGGTGCTCGGCTATGTGGACGGGAAGCTTGTCCCGATCCCGATCAACCGCACGACGATCAATGCGATCTACGGCGTCACACTACAGACCGAAGAGGAGGTGGAGGCGTTTCTTGCCTCCAAGGCTGAAACCATCGACCCGATCCGAACATCCGAAGATGTGGTGGTGTCACGGGTGGGACGCGAACTGTACGAGAAGTTCTTCCAGGGTTACACACGCAAGCAGTGGGGTCTGGACCCCTCCGAACTCGATAAATCGGTCACCGCTCGCGTTCCGACCCGCGCCAATACCGACGACCGGTATTTCACGGATGCCTTCCAGTTCATGCCTCGGCACGGCTACACGGCCATGTTCGAGGCCATGCTCAAGCATCCCAACATTGAGGTCCGGCTGTCGACCGACTTCAGGGATGTGAAAGACACCATCCAGTACAAGCGGCTGATCTTCACGGGGCCGATCGACGAGTATTTCGGCTTCCGGTTTGGTAAGCTGCCATACCGGTCGCTCAAATTTGAGCACAAGAGCCTGGCTCAGGAGTGGTTCCAGCCTGTGGGCACGGTGAATTATCCGCAGACGGAAGCTTACACCCGCATCACGGAATACAAGCACCTGACGGGGCAATCTCATCCGTGGACCACGATCACCTACGAGCATCCGTCTGCGGAAGGCGATCCGTACTATCCGATCCCAAGAGATGAAAATCAGGCGCTGTTCAAGAAATACGAAGAGTTGGCGCTTGCTTCTGAAGACGTCTTCTTCGTCGGACGTCTTGCGACTTACCGCTACTACAATATGGACCAGGTCGTGGGCCAGGCCCTCGCCACGTTCAAGAAAATCGAGGACACGATTCCGCTGGGAGACGCGTCCGAGCCGCAACAAGCTGCCGCCTGA